GGCGGCTAACGCGCTCGAGTTTTCTAGTGTGAGGGTTCATTGAAACGGTTCACTGGGGTTCACGATGGCCGCTGACGGTAAATTGACGGTCGGCACCAAGGCTGAGTATGCCGCGCATCGGGGCTGTTCCCGCGCGTATGTGTCCAAACTGATCCGCGAAGGTAAGCTTGACGCACCGGCCTTGATGGCTGATGGCAAAGTGAATTTCATCCTAGCTGACCAGATGATTGGCAAGCCATCCAGCGCTGACGCCGAATCGCTGTTTTCTGCGCCATCGGCCGGCGCCCCGAACTTCGCCGAAGAACGTGCCCGCCGCGAAGCCGCAGAGGCCACGCTGGCTGAAATGAAATTGCAGGAAAAGCAGCGCGAAGTGCTGAAGGCCGATGCCGTAGCGCAGGCCGCGACCAGTGTTTTCGGGCGTGCCATGGCCAAGTTTTCAGAAGCTTGGGTGGAACTGGCCGTGGTGCTGGCACCAATGACCGACCCCGCCGCCATTGCTGACCGCCTGGCTGATGAACAGCGCCGCGTGATGGCGGGGCTACACAAGGAATTTATGGAGGATGCTGCCAACCGCTCCGCCGCGTGATGCTGAGGCGCTGCTGCTAAATGCAGTAGCCTTCGCTTGCCGTGTGGCTCCCCCGCGTAACGTGGCGGAATGGGCGGAAGCGGAACGCATTGTGGCGGCCGAATCGGGCAGCCCTTGGCCTGGTCGCTGGAAGACTGATCGGGTGCCCTATCTGCGCCAGATCATGGAAGTGATGACGCTCAGCCATCCGGCCAGGCGCGTGACGTTCCTGAAATCCGCGCAGATCGGGGGGTCTGAGGCTGCGCTGAATCTGATCGGCCAGGTGATGGCCGAAACGCCGGCCCCCGTGCTGGTGATGTTGCCTTCGATTGACATGATGCGCGGCTATAACCGCCTGAAGCTTGATCCCATGATCAGCGCCAGCCCGGCCCTGGCGGCGCGCGTGGAAGAAGTGGTGGCGCGATCCGGTGAGGAAAGCACTGCCACCTTCAAGCGGTTCCCTGGCGGGTATTTGCAACTTCTGACCGCCAATTCATCGGCCAACCTGCAGATGCGATCTGCCCGGGTGCTGCTGATGGAAGAAGTTTCTGACTATCCGATGGACGCGGATGGCCGCGGTGATCCGGTTCGCCAGCTTGAAGCACGCGCCATTATCTATGCGGGCCGCGAGAAAATCCTAAAGGTCAGCACGCCGGCGGAAGAAGATTCATGCCGCGTCACGGCAGCTTATGAGGCTTCAAGCCAGGGCAAGTTTCTGGTGCCCTGCCCGCATTGCCAAACGAAGCAGACGCTGGAATGGGAAAGCCTCCGCTGGCCGAAGGGACAGCCGCAAGCCGCGCAGTACCATTGCAGCGAATGCGGTACGGGGATTGATCCGATCCATCGCCCGGCGATGCTGGCGCAGGGCGAATGGGTGCATGCAAAGCCGGATTTGTTGCAGGAACATGCGGGCTTCGCGATCAATGCGCTGTATAGCCCAACGATTTCATGGGCCGACCTGGCCGCCGAATTCGAAGAAGTTAAAGACGATCCCGAAGGCCTGAAAACCTTCACGCAGCAAAAGCTGGGCCGCGCCTGGCGCATTGCGGGTGAAGCACCGGAATTCCAGCGGCTTTATGATCGCCGCGAAAGCTGGGCGCCTGGTACTGTCCCGAAGGGCGGGTTGGTCCTGACCGCCGGGATTGACGTTCAGCGCAACCGGATCGAGTTGTTCATCTGGGCCTGGGGGCGCCTTCGGCAAAGCTGGCTGGTGGATCACATCATCATCGCTGGCAGCCCCTTCGCTTGGGCAACCTGGGAGCAGGTGGCGGCGGCGCTTGAAACCATTTACCCGCATGAGGCAGGCGGCGCGTTGCCGATCAGCCTTTCCGCAGTGGATAGCGGTGACGGCACCACCACGGCCGAGGTCTATGCCTTCGTTCGGAAGCTTGGGCAGCGCCGCGCCATTGCCGTGAAGGGCCGCGATGCTCAGCCCCAGGCCATTGCACCAGGCGGCAAGGTGGATGTGCGGCGCAGCGGTAAGCGGGTTGGCCAGTTGAAGCCTTGGTTGGTGGGATCATCCTACCTCAAAGGCGAATTCTACGGGCAGTTGCGGTTGGAAAAGCCCACTGCCGAAAGCGCGGCAGGCTATCCGCCGGGGTATGTGTTTCTGCCCGAGCATTTGGCCGGCGAAGAAGTGTGCCGGCAGTTGGTTTCGGAAGAAATCCGCCGCCATAAAGTCCGCGCCGGGGTGTTCCGGCAGGAATGGGTGAAGACCCGCGAAAGAAACGAAGCGCTGGATTGCCGCGTCTATGCCCGTGCCGCCGCCGCGCTGCTTGGGATTGAACGCTGGCAGGAAGCGGAATGGGCCCGGGCTGAATTGCAACTTGCCCTGATGCAGCCCGCCCGCCGCGCGCTGCAGACGAATTTGGCGCTTGATGCTGAAGAAGAAGCGCCGCTTGAAGAAACTCAGCCGGATGAAGCGCCGGTTGATGAACCCGCTACCGTGCCTGCCCATGCCGCACCGCCGCCGCGCCCTGCCTTCCGCCCGCGTGGCTGGGGTGGGGCTGCTGGTGGCGCCTGGTAAAGGATAAATTGCATGTTTGCTGATACGCTCGCCTGGGCCCTGGATCAGGTTGCCGGGACGCGCGCGCGCGTGCTGGCAGATGCCTATACCAGCGGCACGCGCAAAGTGACATTCGAAAACCGCACTGTGGAATACGCGACGCTGGCTGAAATGGAGCGCGCGCTGAGTGCGCTTTACGCCGCCAGCGTTAGCACCACGCAGCGGCGCCCGGCGCGTACCATTGCCGTCATTGGTGGTGGTTCCTGATGGGCTTGCTTGATCGGCTGCGCAAAACCCTTTCTGGTAGGTCTGCGGCCTTTGCCGCAGCGCGCCAGCCGGCGGGCCGCGCAAATTGGAATGCGCCAACCGGGTCCGCGCGCAAGGCGATGGATGGCGCGATCCGCACCATTGCTGATCGGTCGCGGGATGCGGTGCGGAACAATGCCTATGCCAGCCGCATCGTTGATTTATGGGTTGCCAATGCGGTCGGCACTGGAATCACCACCACCTGGAAAGTGCCGGAAGGTTCAAATTCCGGCGCGGCGCCTGAAGCCGCTGCCTGGGCGAATTGGGCGGCTGGCCCCGGCTGCGATGTTGAAGGCGAACTGGATTGGGCGGGCCTGCAGGCTTTGGCATTTCGCGCCGTTGTGGAAAGCGGCGAAAGCCTGATCTGGATGCGCAGCGTGCCCCCTTCCGCCGATAACCCGGTTGGCCTAGCGTTGCAGGTGCTGGAAGCGGATCGGCTGGATTGGCACCACACCGGCATGGCGCCGAATGGCAACCGCATCATTCAAGGTGTGGAAGTCAATCAAAGGGGCCGCAAGGTCGCCTTCCACCTGCGCGAAGATGATGATGATTTCCCGCTGCTGCGCCGCGCCCATGCCAAGCGCATCCGCGTGCCCGCCGAAGACCTGATCCACCTTTATCGCCGCCGGCGCCCGGGCCAGTTGCGCGATGTGTCTTGGCTGGCGCCCATCCTGTGGCAGTTGCGCGATTTAAGCGAATACGAATCGGCCCTGCTGAAAAAGGCGTTTGTGGAAGCCTGCCTTGCCCTGGTGGTGACCGGTGATGACGAAGAATCGGTTTCCGGCGAAGTGTTGCAAGACGCTTCCGGGAACAAGGTTGAATATCTGGAACCGCAGCAGATTTTGTACCGGCGCGGCGGTGGCACCATTGAAACGGTGAACCCATCGGGCGGCGGCGATCATGCGGGGTACGCCAGGCGCCATTTGGAAGCCATTTCGGTTGGCGCTGGCCTGACTTACGACCAAGTTTCGGGCGATCTGTCGCAGGCAAATTATTCCAGCTTGCGCGCGGGCAAGATTGAATTCCGCCGGCTGCTGGAACAGGTCCAATATACCATGCTGGTCCCCATGCTGATCAGCCGCGTGGCGCGGCGCTTCCATGCGCAGGGCGCGTTGCTGGGGCTGTTCCCATCCGATTATCTGGCGCCTTCCCATGTGCCGCCAGCGCCGGAAATGGTGGACCCCAGCAAGGATACCGCCGCGCTAATCGCGCAGGTTCGCGCTGGCTTCATCAGCCAAGATGAAGCGGTTGGCATGTTTGGTTCGAACTTCGATGAAGTCATGGCGAAGATCGCCAAGGCGAACAAGAAAGCCAAGGACCTTGGCGTCATTCTGGATACTGACCCGCGCTATGTCGCCAAATCCGGCGGTGCGCAGGATGTCAAGCAAAACGCGGCGGTGCAGCTTGCGGCGAATGACGCCGCGCAAGCCTGAAGGAAAATCGAATGACTGAAATGCAAACTGCGGAAGTGCCGCGGCTTGAAGCGCGCTTTGCGCCCAGTACCTTCAACGCGGATACCCGCACGGTGGAGCTGGTGTGGAGTACCGGCGCCCGCGTGCGCCGTACCGATTGGCGCAGTGGCCAGCCTTTCATTGAAGAACTGGCCATGACTGAAGAAGCGGTGGACCTGGCCCGGCTGAATGGTGGCGCACCGCTGCTGAATACACATGGCCAGTATGATTTGCGTGATGTGATTGGCGTGGTTGAACGCGCCTGGATCATGAATGGCGAAGGCCGCGCCCAGGTGCGCTTTTCTGCGCGCGATGAAGTCCAGCCCATCTTGAATGATGTGCGCGATGGCATCCTGCGCAATGTCTCTGTTGGCTACCAGGTCGCTTCTGAAGACTGGCAGGAATCGCGTGGGCCGGATGATGTGCTGGTCCGCACCGCCAAGAAGTGGACCCCGTTCGAGATTTCGCTTGTCCCTATCCCGGCCGATGCCAGCGCGCAGGTGCGTGCGGCCGGTGCCGCTACCACGGCAGAAGGCAACAACGCGCCTAGGCGCGAAGGAGAGAGCATGGCCGATACTACGGTCCCCGCCGCCGAGCAGGCGCGCGACAATAATGTGGCATCTGCCGCCCAGGCGGTTGATGTCAGTGCGGTGCGCACGCAGGAACGCGCGCGCATTGAAAGCCTGGAAGAACCCGCCCGCCTGGCGCGTTCCCAAGGGCTGGATGAAACCCAGGTCAACGCACTGAAGGCCCGCGCCATCAGCGGTGACCATGACGCGGCCTGGCTGCGCGCGGAATTGTTCGGCGCCATTGTGGCCGCCGATGAAACCCGCCCGGCCCTGAAGCCTGGTCTGGTGAGCCAAATCGGCCGTTCCTATGAAGACCCGGCCAATATCGTTGACGCCATGGCGACTGCCATTGCTGCCCGCCACATGCCGGCGGTTGCCAGCAAGGCGGGTGAAGGCCAGTGGCGCAACTTCGTGGGCCTTCGCCCTTCCGATATGCTGATTGAATTGGCGCAGGCGCGTGGTGAACGGGTTTCTTCCCGTGACCGTGAAGCGCTGATCGCTCGCGCTTTCCACACTTCGTCTGACTTCCCGCTGCTGTTGGCCAATGCCGGCAATAAAATGCTGGAAGCAGGCTATGCGCTGGCGTCCCCTTCTTATCGGGCGTTCTTTGCCCGCCGCCGCTTCAACGATTTCAAGGCGCATTCCTTCCTTACGGCGGGTGATTTCCCGTCCCTGCAGGCTTTGGGTGAAGGTGGCGAAATCAAGCGCGGCACTGTCAGCGAAAAGCGCGAACAGATCACGCCGGCCACTTATGCGCGTGGCGTGGCCGTCACGCGCCAGATGCTGGTCAATGACGATCTTGGCGCCTTTACTGACTTCGGCACCATGATTGGCCGCCGCATTGCGGATTGGGAAAACGCCACGGCTTATGGCGTGGTGAATACCGCTTCTGGTGACGGCCCGACTTTGGCCGAAGGCAGCGCTGCGGTGTTTGCCGCTGGCGGCACGCGCAACAATAAGGCGGGCACCGCCAGCGCCGTCACGGGGGTGGCGCTCGGCCTTGGCTTCAATGCCATCAAGGCGCAGTCCAGCCTTGATGGCCTGAAGCTGAACATCCAGCCGCGCTATCTGGTGTGTTCGCCCATTCAGGAATTTGTGGCGGCGCAGTTCGCGTCTTCCACAGTGGTTCCTTCTGCGCCTGGCAATGTGAACGTCTTCGCGAACCGCTTTGAAGTGGTGTCGGATGCCAATATCCCGAACAACCGCTGGTATCTGTTTGCCGATCCTGCCGCCGCGCCGGTCTATGTGTACGGCTATGTGGGCGACAATGAGGTCCCGCAGGTGCGCGTGGGCCAGCCGATGGGTGTGGATGGCACGGTGGTTGAAGTGGTGCATGACTTCGCTGTTGGCGCCATGGATTTCCGCGGCGGCTTCTTCAACGCGGGCGCTGCGCCGGCATAATCTTGATGGCCCTGGGCGCATGGGGCGCCCGGGGCTTCCCCATTTTCCTGTGAAGGAGTGATGTTGATGAAGACTTATGTGCAGGATGGCTATGCCATTGACATTCTGGCGCCTGCCGCCATCACCGCTGGGCAAAGCCTTTTGGTTGGTGATCTTTTTGGTGTGGTGCTGGCCGATGCCGCTTCTGGCGCGGCTGCGGTTATTCAGACCAGTGGCGTTTTCACGCTGCGCAAGGCAACCGGCAGCATTGCTGTGGGTGCCCGCGTTTTCTGGGATGACACTGCCAAGCGCGTGACCACCACTGCCGCCAGCAATCGCTGCATCGGCTGGCATGTGGGCCTTGCGGCCAATGCCGGCGCGGATAACACTGACATCCTGGTGAAGCTCGGCGGGCCAAACGCGGTCGCGGCTTAATCATGAACGCCTTCGCTACCGCCATGGCCGCGCTTGTCGCGGATACAAACATGGCGGGGGCGGTGACGTATTACGCGGGTGGCAGCGGGCCAGGTGTGGCCCTGCGCGCCATCCGCACCGCGCCAGACGCGACGGAACAAGCCTTCGGCGCCAGCATAGTACAGGCGACTGACGTACTATCCGTGGCCGTGGCTGATCTTCCTGCCGTGGCCATCGGTGATGTCTTCATCCTGGCTGATGCTACGGAACTGACTGTGGTTTCCCAGCCTATGCGTGATGTCACGCAGACGGCATGGCAGGTGATGTGCCGCCGATGAAGTTTGTGGCGCAGGTCACCGGCAATATCGCGGAATACATGAAGCTGGAAACGGAAGGCGGCGCGCGCGCTGCTTCCCGTGTGATGGGTGAAGAAACCCGCCGGCTGCAGCTTGATTTACGCGGCCAGATCAGCGCCGCTTTCGGCCCCAAAGGGCGCGGCCTTGGCAATGCCTGGCGCGCGCGCACCTTCCCGCGCAGGCCAAGCCTGGGCGCGGCGGGGCTGGTTTGGTCCAAGGTGCCGGCCATTGTGGATGCCTTCGAAAAAGGCGCGATGATCCGGCCCAAGGGTGGGAAGAAGTTTTTGGCGATCCCGACTGGCTTCAACGCTACGCGGGGCAGGCGCGGGCGTGGTGAAAAGGGAATGCGCGTGACGCCGGCGCAGATGGTGGCCAGCAAGCAAGCTTTCATACGCCCCATCAGTAGCACAAACACAAAGGGATTTGTTTGGTGCCTGCCAATCAAGCGTCCCGGTGACACACCGGGCAAGCGCCGCCCGCGTTACTTGATTGCCGGTGGTGTGACCCCGGTTGCGACATCGAATCGCGCGAAAAAAAGCCGCTGGATGAATCAGCTGCTCAGCCAGGGCATGGTGCCCATGTTCCTGCTTCTGCCTGCCGTGAATCTGCCCAAGCGCCTGGATATTCGGAAGCCCGCCGAACAAGCCGCCGCGCGCATCCCAGGCCGCTTTGTCGCCGAATGGGATAAGGAGGTCCGCGCCAATGTCCGCACGTGAAACGGCCATCGCCGCGCTGGTGGCGCAGATTACCGCATCCGCCGCCGCGCGGCCCGCGCCGAAGCCTGTTGTGCTGCGGAATGAACCCTACCCGCAAAGCTTGCCCGCTGGCGGCCTGGTGGTGGTGCGGGATGGGGAAGTGGTGACTTCTGAAGCCATCATGTCACCGCTGCGCTACCACATCGAACATGCCGCCGAAGTGGAAGTGGTTGTGGCCGGCAATACCGCCGCCGCCCGCGCTGCGGCGATTGATGCTTTGCTGGTGGCTTTGTCCGCTGGCGTGTCCGCAAATCGCACGCTGGGCGGTGCGGTGGAGTTTGCTGAGGTCGGCACCGCCGATCTGGAAGACATTGAATTTGAAGGCGCCGCCGCGCTCCGTGCCGCGCGCTTTTCCGTAACCCTGCAATTCACCGCGGCCGAAACGCCGCTTTCCTGACCGGAAGGATACTGCCATGCCGCGTGCCATTGGCGCCAATGGGCGCATTAACATGATCAAGGAAACCACCTTTGGCACCGCGCCTGGTGGCAACTGGCTGCGCATGCCGTTCATGTCTATTGACCTGAGCGCGGAACAGCCCCTGATCCAGTCTGACGTGCTGGCGGCGGGCAATAACCGCGACGCAGCCGCGCCCTTCCAGGACATTATCACGGTGCAAGGCAATGCCGTGGTGCCGATTGACGTGATCAATATCGGTCACTGGCTGCGCATGCTGTTTGGCGCGCCGGTCACCACGGGCAGCAACCCGAACTTCATTCACACCTTTGCTTCCGGTGCGGCCACGCTGCCTTCGCAGGCTATCGAAATTGCGCATCCTGATGTGCCTTCCTTCGAAGTCTGCGTGGGCGCGCGCGCGGGCAGCCTGGATATTGATTTCAGCCCAACCGGCGCGGCCCAGGCGACTATTGGCTTGATGGCACAGGGCAGCAGCCGCGCGGTAACCACTGCCGCCGGCACGCCGACCAGCGCGGCCTATACGCGCTTCAGCAAGCACCAGGGCAGCATCAGCCGGGGTGGTTCGGCCCTGGCGCAGGTGACTGGCGCGCGGCTGAATTTTAACAACAACATGGAAATGGTCCGCACCATTCGCGCGGATCGCAAGCTGGAAGGTATTGACCCCGGCGTTTCGCTTATTACCGGCCAGGTCACCACGCGCTTTGAAAGTACCACGCTGCTGACGCAAGCCGATACCGGCGCAAGCGCTGAATTCGCCTTCGCCTACACGATTGACGCAAACACCAGCCTAACCTTCACCGTGCATGAAGCGTATTTGTCGCTGGCCAAGACGCCGATCACCGGCCCATCTGGGGTGGAAGCCACGTTTGACTTCCGTGCGGCCTTCAACGCCACGGCTACCCGCGCCATGACGGTGGTGCTGCGCAACAACCAGGCCGGCACTGTCTATGCTTAAACTGGACCTGCCGGTTGAACCCTTCTGGGCTGATCTGCCGCATGGTGTGCGGGTGCGGATCAAGCCCGTCACCACGGCTATTGTCTCCGCCGCGCAGCACCGCGCCGCGCGGCTGGGGCGGGAGGCGGCAGAAGCCGCCGGCGGCGAATTGGACCCCGACATCAGCCGGGGCCTGGCCTTCGTGCTGATGGCGAAGGCCTTGGCGCGTTTTGCCATTGAGGAATGGCAGGGTGTGGCTGGCCCGGATGATGCGCCCCTGCCTCTGACCGGCGATGCGGCGGAACGGCTGATGGATATTGAAGCCATGGCCAGCGCCTTTTGGGATGCGGCGCTTCGCCCGATCCAGGTAGTGAGTGCTGAGGGAAACGGCTAAGGGCCCGCGCCGAATGGCACTTCGGCGCCGGTCCCGCATACTGCAAAGGCTGCGCCGCACTCGAAAAAAGCTGCGGCGACAAGTGTCCCTATGAAGCGAATTCGCCAGAATCGGCGGAAGGCTTCACCGCCTGGCATGCCGCCATGGGCTGCGTGCAGGCAGATATGAACGGGCTTTCTTTGGATATTTCTGCCGCCTTGGCGCTGATGCGTGAAGGCGGTGTTTCAGGTTGGCCGGCAGCACAGATGCTGGTCGCGATCCGCACCGGCATGGCGCAGGCCAGCAATGAGAAGGAGGCAACCGATGGCGCAAGCACAGCATAGGGTTGCGATCCGCCTTGGTATGGATGGCGCGCTGGAAGTCAAGCAGGGCCTGCGTGATGTGGGTGAAGCTGGCAGCCGCGAAATGGGCAAGCTGGCCCAGGGCGCGCAAGTGGCGCAGCGGGCGTTTTCGCTGCTTGGGCCGGTGTTGGCGGGGATTTCGGTTGGCGCGCTAACAGCCTTTACCAAGAACGCTATTGATGCGGTTGGTGGCCTGGGCGAATTGGCGGACCAGCTTGGCGTTTCCACGGATGCACTGCAGGCGTTAAGCCTTGCTTCCACCCAGGCTGGCATCAGCGGTGAAGAATTGCAGCGCGGCCTGGCTGCGCTCACGCGCAAGATTGCCGATGCTGCAACGGGTGAGCAGGCGGCGGAACAAGCTTTCGCGCGGTTGGGCATTGCTTTCCGCAATACTGAAGGCCAAGCGCGCCCGACTGAAGCCGTGCTGGTGGATATTGCCGAAAGGCTGCGCGAGGTTGAAAGCCCGGCTGAGCGCGCGGCAGTGGTCACTTCCATGTTTGGGGACCGCATTGGGCAGAAGCTGATCCCGATGCTGTCGCAGGGCCGCGAAGGTTTGGTGGCCATGACGGCTGAGGCAATTCGCTTCGGCACCATTGCCAGCCCTGAACTGATTGCAAAAGCCGATGAGGCTGCGGATAAGGTAGCTGCGCTGAGTGCCAGCTTCTCCGCTTTTGCCAATAATATGGTTGCCAATGTGGCGCCGGCCATTGTTTCCGTGATTGATGGTTTGAACCGCCTGATTTTTGGGTTGAATACGGCTGAGCGGCGCGCGCAGTTGGATTTGCAGATCAGCGCGGCGCAAAGCCGCATTGAACAACTGCAGCAAGGCAGCACGGGCATTTCGCCTGGCCGCCGTGGTTCCATCCGTTCGGGGTTGGTGGGCACGGCGCAGGGCCAAACCGGCGAAACGCCGGAAAGCCTGCTTTCCCAGGAAAGGCTGCGCCTTGAGGAATTGCAGCGCGAAATGGGCGCGCTCAATCAGCGTGAACAAGAACTGCGCCAGCAGGCGGAACGTATCCTTAATCCCCCCGGCGGCACCGCAGGCGCCTTGCCTGCCACCACAGTCACCGCCCCGCGCGGCGGCGCGGCCCCGCGTGCGGCTGCGGCAAGCCGAGACCCCTTCGCGGAAACCCTGCGCGAACAGCAATCCCTGCTGCGCGCGAATGAAACCGCGTTTGAACGCTATCAGCGCCAGCGTGAAGAATTGGCGGCGCTGCAAGAACGCCTGAATGAAGCCGAAGCCCGGGGCGTAGAAATCAATGGCGTGCGGGTGCGCGCTCTTTCCACGGAAGAACTCACTCGCGCGACACAGCGCTTCGCGAATGAATTGGAACGCGCGGAAAAGCAAACCGAACGCACAGACCGCATGGGCGTGCAGATGGGCATGTCCTTCAGCAGTGCCTTTGAAGATGCGATCCTGGATGGCAAGAAATTTGGCGAAGTTTTGCAATCCCTGGAACGGGACATCGCGCGCATCATCCTGCGCACGGCGGTGACCGGCCCGGCTGGCGAAGCCATTTCTGGTGCGGTTTCTGGTGGCATGAAATCGCTGATGGGCAATTTCAGTTTCTCGGCGGCTGGTAACGCACAAGGCGTTCCAGTCTATTCATCCGCATCTTCGGTTGGGCCGTTCCTACCCTCCGCCAATGGCAACGCCTTCTGGGGCGGCAACGTGATCCCCTTCGCCAATGGCGGCGTTGTATCCTCCCCCACCATGTTCCCCATGGCGCGCGGCATGGGCCTGATGGGTGAAGCCGGGCCGGAAGCCATCATGCCTTTGCAGCGCGGCGCGGATGGCAAGCTTGGCGTGCGCGCGGGTGGTGGCGGGCAGGGTGGCGTGGTGATCAACCAGACCATCACGATTGATGCGCGCGGCGCGGACCCGGCCGTTGATCAGAAAATCCGCGCGGCCATGCTGATGGCAACCAAGCAAGCGCAGGCTGAAATGCTGGATGCGGTGAACCGTGGCGGTAATGCCGCCAAGGTCATGGGGCGCCGCTGATGCCTGTGCTGACCTTCCCCACCATCCGCCGCCCATCTGAAGCGGCTGAAAAGCTGATCGGCCTGACGCAGACGCATGAAAGCCCCTTCGATGGCACCATGCAAACGCTGGAAATGCCGGGCGCGCGCTGGGAATTCACAGTCACCTGGCAAACCCTTTCGCCGGATGATCGGCGCGAGTTATCGGCCTTTCTGGCGCGGCTGCGTGGCCGGGCCGGGCGTTTTACCTATGGGCCCATCTGGTCGCCCCGCCGCGCTACGGGTGGCGGTGTGCCGGTAATCAACGGCGCCGGGCAATCCGGCGAAGTGCTTTCCACCAGCGGCTGGACTGCGAATGCCCAGGCTATGCGCGCAGGTGATTGGCTTTCCTATGTGGATTTGGGCGGCAGGCAGCGCCTGCACCAGGTGGTGGCGGATGCCTCGGCCAATCCTTCTGGCGTTGCGGCGCTCACGATCAGCCCGCCCATTCGTCGCGCGGGCAGCAATGGCGCAGCGGTGGAAATCGCTGCACCCATCGGCGCTTTCATGCTGCCACAGGATGAAGCGCCCGGCCTGAATATCCGCCCGCCCAGCTTTGGCCAGGTGACCATCACCATGCGGGAGGCCTTGGTATGACCCGCGGGCTTTCGGGCGCCCAGCAGGCCGCCGCGGCGGCTGAGCATGTGGCGCGCACTGTGGCGGTTGAATTGGATTTCCCGGATGGCTTCGCGCGCTTTCATGGCGGGCATGACAGCATAACGATTGGCGGCGCCGAATTCCTGGGCGTGGGCCAGCTTGGCAGCATTAGCGTCGCGGAAGAAAGCGCGGAATTGCGCGCCTATGGCCTTGTGGTGAAGCTTTCCGGCGTGCCGCGTGATGCGGTGGCCTATGCGCTGGGCCAAGCCTATCAGGGCCGCAAGGGCACGGTTTGGGAAGTGCAGCTTGACCCCGCCACCTTCCAAGTGATCGGCACGCCTTTGGTGGTGTTTCGGGGCCGGATGGACCAGCTTGATATTTCCCTTGGCGCCCAGGCCAGTGTGACCTGCCGGCTGGAAAACCGGCTGGCGGATTGGGACCGCCCCCGCATTCAGCGCTTCACAGATGATGAACAGCGCCGGCGCAATCCCGCCGATGGTAGCTTTCGGTTTCTGTCCGCCACCACGGAAAAAGAAATCATCTGGCCCGCGCGGAGCTTCACGGGATGATCCGCACCACCCGCTTGCCCGATTGGCCGGAAAGGCTGGCTGCCTTCATTGAAGCGCGGCGCGATATCCCTTTCGATTGGGCTGTGAATGATTGTTGCGTGCTGGCGGCTGATGCGGTGCTGGCCATGACCGGACGGGACTTTCTGGCGGATTACCGTGGCCGCTACGTGACTGAAGCGCAGGCGGAAGCGCTGATGGGCGAAGGTGGCATCACTGCCTTCCTGCCGCGCGTGATGGCAGCCTTCGGTGCGCAGGAAGTGCCGCCGGCCGGCGCGCAGCGCGGCGATGTGGCGCTGATCGGGCTTGAGAATCAGTTGGTGTGCGGTGTGGTGACTGGCCCGCACATCGCAGCCCCTGGCGCGCGCGGCCTGGCCTTCGTGCCGCTGCGCCGCGCTACCCTGGCTTGGGGGGTTTAGGCCATGCCGATGGTGGTGGTTGCGGTTGTCGCGGCGGTTGCGACCGCTGGTGTGACTGCCGCAGTGACGGGCGCTGTTGTCGCTGGCATAACGATTGGAATCGTCGGCGCCACCATGATTGGCGCTTTGGCCGGCGCGGTTGTCGCTTATGCTGGTGCGCAGCTTGTGCAAAGCATTACGGGGAAGCCGAAGTCTCGGGATGCGGGCGGTACTGCGGCAGAAGCGCAGGACGCCAAGCGCCTAGTGCGTGGTAGTGCGGAAGCCCGCCGCATGATCTATGGCCGCGCCCGCGTATCCGGCCCGCTGATCTACGCAGCTTCCTATGGCGAACAGAAGGAATGGATACTGCTGGTGATCCCGCTGGCGGATCATGCCTGCCAAAGCATTGATGCTGTCTGGCTTGGTGAAACGCGCATCGCGGCCGCGGAGATTGACGGGAATGGCTTGGTGGTTGGGGGGCGCTTCACCAACAGCGTGTATGTCAGGCGCTACCTTGGCACGCAGACCAGCGCCGATGCTGACCTGGTGGCCAATAGCCCTGATGGCTGGGCCGCCGCCGATAGACTGACGGGCGTAACCTATATCTATTTGCGCATGCGCTTTAATGCCGATCTGTTCCCCTACGGCATTCCCAACATCAGCGCTGAGGTCACCGGCAAAAGCGCCATCCTGGACCCGCGCACCAGCACCACGGCTTACGCGAATAATTGGGCGCTTTGCATTCTGGACTATCTGAAAGCCGAATACGGCCTGGCCGCGACGGATGATGAAATTGACCTGCCAAGCTTCATCGCTGCGGCCAACCTTGCCGATGAAGCGGTCCCGCTGAACCAGGCCGGCACGGAAACGCAAAAGCGCTACACGCTGGATGGTAGCTTCACGCTTGATGAAGCGCCGATCGACATCATCGAAAAAATGCTGGCGCCCGGCGGCGGCGCTCTGGTTTATGTGGCGGGCAAATATCGCATTTATGGCGGGGCCTATAACGCGCCGGCCATCACGCTGACGCCTTCTGACATGGCTGGTGATTTCGAAGTCACCACCAAGCCCCCGCGGCGCGACCTGTTCAATTCCGTGCGCGGGAATTTCATTGACCCCGGGCGCTACTGGCAGTCTTCCGAATTCCCGCCCCAGCAAGCGGCGGCGCTGATCACGGAAGATGGCGAAGAAATCTGGCGGGAGATTGATCTGCCCTTCGTGCTGGACGCCACGCGCGCGCAGCGTATCGCGAAGCAGCTTCTGCTGCGGGCACGTCAATCCATCATGTTCAAGGGCAGCTTTCGCTATGCCAGCCTTGACCTGACTGTCTGGCAGGTGGTGGCACTGACCATCCCCGATCTGGGCTGGGTGGCCAAGCCCTTTCGCATCATGTCTTGGTCCTTCAGCCCGGAAAGCGGCTTGATCAGCCTGATCATGCAGGAAGAACAGGCAGCATCCTATGCTTGGGCCTGGGACGCTGCCGCGAATACGCCTGAAGTGGCGGACACCACGCTGATCAGCCCGTTCAATGTGCCTGCGCCCAAAGGCCTTGCGGCCACTGAAAGCCTTTACGTCACGCGCGATGGTGCCGGCGTGCGAACTGCTGTTGCGCTGGATTTTCTGCCACCAGAAAATCCTTTCATCCGCGAATACCAGGTGCAATATGCGCCCGAAGGCGGCACTGATTGGCAGTCTGTCCCGGGCGCTTTGGCCCCCCCGGCGCAGGTGCTGGATTTGACAAGCGGCACCTATGATTTCCGGGTGCGCGCTGCCACGGCAACGGCGGAAGGGCAATGGGCATATCTGCGCTTTCCTGTAGGTGGGTTGGCCGCTCAGCCCCCTGGTGCGGTCACTGGCCTGAATCTGCAATCGATCGGCGGCTTTGCGTGGCTTGGTTGGGATCGGCACCCCGAAATTGATGTGCGCGTAGGTGGCAGGTTTGAAATTCGCCATACGCCCAGCGTCAGCAGCCCCACCTGGGCCGGTTCCACCAGCCTGGGCCCTGCATTGAATGGGGAGGCTACCTTCGCCCCGGTGCCGCTGCGCGCTGGCACTTACTTCATCCGTGCCGTTGATGCGGGTGGCGTATATGGTGCGGCGGCTTCCATCCAGTCAGTACAGGCAACGGCGCTGCCTTTTGCGAATGTCAGCAGCATTCAGGAAGACGCGGGCTTCACCGGCGCCAAGACAAACGTACTGGCATCGGCTGGTGTGCTGAAGCTGGATAGTAGCACGCAGTGGGATTCGGTGGCGTCAGTGGATGCTATCGCGGATGTTGATGGCCTTGGACTTATCAGCGCCACTGGCACTTATGCCTTCGCCGGCGGCATAGACCTGACCACAGTAAAGCCCATACGCCTAAGCACGCACCTGCTGGCTAGCGTGGCAGCCTTCGGTACAAATATCGACCAGCGCGTTTCGGATGTGGATGACTGGCTTTCCGTAGATGGCGTGTTTGGTGGCGAAGCGGACGCCTGGGTTGAAGTGCGCCGCACTGATGATAACCCCGCGGGTTCGCCCACCTGGTCCGGCTGGCAGCGCCTGGATCAGTCTGAATTCAGGGCGCGTGCTTTTCAGTTCCGCTGCCAGCTTCGTTCCTATCAACCTGAATTCAACATCGAAGTCACGCAGCTTCGCGTGGCTGCGGATGAGGTGATCTGATGTCACAGCATGACTTAATTCTTGATAATGGCTCGGGCGCGGCGTTCCGGGCGGATGCAAATAATGCCCTGGCTGCGCTGGGCAGTTCCATGAAGGGGCCAAGCGCGCCACCTGCGCCCTTGGCCGGCATGGTCTGGGTTGATGATGATACGCCCAGCGCCACGGTCTGGACGGTCAAGCAATATGATGGCGCTGATTGGATTGAATTGGGCCGGCTGGACATCACGGCGAATATCTACATTCCAAGCGAGGGCGTGATTGCCTGGGTGGATGTGGTTACTGCCGCCACGGTGGATTTGGGGGCGCAGGCTTCGCGTAGTTTGCGCCTTACCGGCACTGCCACGATCAGCAGCTTTGGCACGGCAACAAGCGGTGTGCGTAAGCGTCTTCGCATCGCGAATGGCCTCACCATCACGCATAACGCCACCAGCCTGATCTGCCCAGGTGCCGCGAACCTGGCCCTTGGTGTTGGGGATATTGCGGATGTGGAAAGCCTTGGTTCCGGCAATTGGGTGGTGACGGCGGTTCAGCCGGCCACGACTGCGGGTATGCGAACTTTGGCAGGCGCAGCCCCGCTGCCGCAAGCGGCGGCGGGCGCTGGACTGTGGGATAAGGTCGATACCTCGGCGTCTGTCGGCAACGGCTACACCCTGCCTGCGGGCGGCACCTATGCCTACTTCATGTTCCGCGTCAACAGTTCTACTGGCGGGGTTCCTGGCGGCGCCAATATGGCGGCAGGCGTCGCTGCTGGCGGGACAACAATTTTAGCTGGGTTGGCCTCGCATTTCATATATGGCTTTGCGTGGAGGATTGCCTGATGTGGACTATTAAGCACCGCCGCCCCGACGGCACTTTCGTTATCCGTATGGCAACCACTGGTTGGGATTATCACGTCACCGCCGACGATCCGTTGTTCCCTGCCGTCGCCGCCGCTGCGGAAGGTGTGGGCCTGCCGCCTGAGCCGTCGCCGGAGCCGCCGCCGGATCAGCCGATCGTCCTGACCAACCGCCAGCTTTTCGCGGCGCTTGCGCTGACCGGCTTCATTACAGAAGCCGAGGCGCTTGCCGCAGGCCGCACGGGCGCGGTGCCTGGGCTGGTGGACGCGGTTTTCGCATCACTGCCGGCGCAAGATGCCTTCCTGGCGCGCCTCACCTGGGCGACCATGCGTGACGTGCCGCGCAACCATCCGCTGATCGGTGCCATGATTGCCGCCAACCTTGCCACAAGCGAACAGGTGGACGGGATTTTCGCGCTCGGGGCTTCTCTGCCGTGAGCAAATGGCGCGACGTGCTGCGCCTGATCTTGGCTGAATTGAACACGCCAAGCGCGCAGCGCGACCAGTGGTTTGCTTGGGCGGCAGGGCAGGTGGCCCATGCCATGATCGGCGCGGTACTGGCTGGAGCGATGCTGTTCTTCCTGCCGCCGATCTGGGCCTTCCTGTCCGCCGCGCTGGGCTATGCGGCGTTGAAGGAACTGCCTGACTTTCTGCAAGCCCGCACCTGGGCCAATGCGCGCGATTGCACGCAAGATGCGCTTTTCGTCACCGCCGGCGCAGCGCTGGCCGTGTCCATCGCGGGCGCGCATGAGCGACTGTTTTTGGTTGCACTGATCGCAGCGGCCATTGGCCTTTGGTTGGGCGTTTCCGCGCGGCTCAAGCCGCCAATCTAATCCTGTATCCGTAAGGAATTCCATCATGTCTGACGATTCGATTGGCTTCATCGCCAAGGTGGCGGCGGCGGCGGCTGGCATGGGTGCGGTTGTGCGCGTGGCCTTCGCCGCGCAGGGCGGCGCGCGTGGCTGGCGGCTGGTGATTGAAGCCTTTGTGGGCGCGGCGCTTGGCGTTATCGCCGCCGCGGCTGCGGTGTGGCTTGACCCGGCCTTGAAGGCAGATTCCTGGGCGATTTTCATCACCGCCGGCGCGGCTGGCCTGGCTGGTGCCATGGGCACGCGCGGGCTCGACCTACTCACTTCTTATCTCGAACGGCACCCGAAAGGTAAATAATCCATGGCAAACGCACTCTACCCGAAATTCAAGGAACAAGCGCTGCAGGGCGGCGTGAACCTTTCCAGCGGCAACATCAAGGCCGTGCTGGTTGATCTGGCGGATTATACCTATTCCGCCGCGCATGAATTCCTGTCTGACGTGGCGGCAGGCGGCCGCGTGGCGACCAGTGGCAACCTTGCCAGCAAAACCTTTACCAATGGGGTTTTTGACAGCGCTGATCCTTCCTTCACGGCGGTGACGGGCGATGTTTCGGAAGCGCTGATCCTGTTCATTGATACGGGCACGCCCAGCACTTCGCGGTTGATTGGTTTTTACGATACGGGCGTTTCTGGCCTGCCTGTCACGCCGAATGGCGGGGACATCAATATCAATGTCAATGCGTCTGGCTGGTTCGCGCTGTAGCCATGCGTGAAATTTTTACAACACTGCGCCGGATGTCCTGGTCGCCTTGGCGCGCAAGGCGGGGTTATGGGGGTGTGAGATGACCTTACTGAGCGAGCGCCTGCAACAGCCTGACATGACGGCGCTTTCCGATGCGCAGGCGGCGAATGCGCTGAATGCGCCGGACCCGTCTTTGCCGCCCGTGATGGTCGCCTTCTCATGCCGCGAAATTGCCGAGCCTGCCGTGCTGAGCGGAGAGCTTGGCATGCTTCGCATAGTGGCTGAGCGGCGGCATATCCCGGCGGATGTTTCGCCAACCGGCCAAGACATTTCTATTCCGACCCAAGGCTTGATTGTGATTGAGACTATGCTGGACGCGGTGGGCCGCGATTTGAGGGTTGACCCCGCGAACACAAGTGGGGAGGTCGAGGCGATGCTGGGCGGCATTGAAGCGATGGGCCTGCTTTCACCAGCAACGAAAGCGGCTATCCTTTCCAAAACCATTCGTGCGCCGTCTTGGGCAGAAGCAAACGGCTTGACGGTGGACGCATTCGCGGTTGCCGCCGCGCGGGCGGGGGCGCAGGCTGTGACCGTGCTGGAATGGATCAGCAATGGTTCTGCGCCAGGTGGGGGCGTGCATGAACAGGTCCGCCTTCAATTGGCCAATGGGTCTGAGGTCGCGCCGATCTTCAATTTGCCAATGGCCGGCAATGCCACGCTACGCGCGGCTGCCTTGAACGTATGGTTGAGCAACAATGCCCACATACTTCATTGATCCCATCGGCGGGAACGACGCCAATAATGGCCTTTCCTTTGCCACCCGCTGGCGCACGATCAACGGCGGGCCAACGGCGGCGCGGATGGCACCTGGAGATGAGCTGCGTTTTATTGAAAGCCCCGACCCGACCCTGATCGGCAACTGCACTTGGACCACCGGGGCAAGCGCGCGGTCAATCACGGTTCCGGCTGGCATCGTCAAGCTGATCGACGCGCTGGCGGTGAGCCCGGGCTGGGTCGCGGCTGCTAACGTCACGGTTAATTCGGTCGGCAGCCGGATCATCGGCGCGGGGGCGATCTCCATTATCGTTGGCGCGGCTTTTACCACCGGCAAACTTGCGCATAAGCCGCTGACGATGGACCTGAGCGCGTTTCAGCAGGTCAACGTTTGGTTTCGGACAACGGTTGCGCTGACGGCGGGAACTGTGTTTCTGGACCTGTGCTCGGACGCGACCGGCGACGTTCCGATTGTCTCAATACCGTTTGCGGACGCCGCAGGCAGCGCATGGTTTGCGGGCCTGATCGCCCATACCGGCAGCATCGGCACGATCAATTCCATTGCCCTGCGCGCCACGGCAGACCCCGGCACTCCGACCATTTCGATCAACTGCCTGTGGGCATCCAAGGCCCGCGGCAGTGCCGATGAGATCACGCTGGCCACCATGGTCAGCAAAACCGCCTACACCACGGCGCCCCCGCTGCGCGGCGCTGGCACCGGCGATGAACCGCTGTTTGGTGTGATGGGTGTCACGTCGGACACAGTTGTTGTCCTGAACCGATCCGGCACCCAAGACAACGGTGCTGATTCCAGTGGCCGGGGATATGACGGTGCGGCGGGGACGGTGGCCACCTATGCCCACCAGTGTTTCCCGTTTACCGAACCCCGTATCTGGTCGCCCAACGAGGCCGGGACCGCCGCAGATCAAACCGTCTGGACGGGCGGCTGGTCGGCAGCGGACATGGCGACACGAACGGGCATGACGCGGTACATGCTGTCGTCCCGCACCTATTCGGCGGGCGGGTTTGGGTTTCACACGTTCCTGAACTTCGTCATGAACACGTCGCTCAGCGGGAACACTTTGCCCGGCAGTGACGGGTGCCGCGTGGAGAACTGCTTGCTGAACTCCTGCGGCTTTGCAGGCAACGGCTTCGCCCAAAGCGGTCTCAGTGCTGCCAATGTTTGTTATTCTGCGGGCAGCAACTTTTCGCTCGGCGGAGCGAACCAGCCGAACGGTAGCTTTTTAGAAAACATCTACGCCTACTTATCGGCTATGACTTATTCCGGGGGCCGTAATTTTGTGCGGGGCATCACCATTCGAAATGCCGGGGGCTATGGCCTCAACCTGAACGGCAATCCCGGAAACGATTCCATCTGTATTGACGACCTAGTGACGCTCAACAATCAGAACGGCGGGATATTCGCCCAACAAGGGGTTAGCGCGCGTCTCAGGAATGCAAGCTTGGGAGAGGCAAGCGACATCTTCTTTGTCTCAAACGGCAATGACGGGCTGGTTTCGGTCGAAAGCCTAGGCAAGACTGCGGGCAATGACACGCTGCGCCACACTTATGGTCGGGCGACCCGGCAGACCGCAGTGGTGAATACGCAAGCTTCTTCCTGGCGCGTACAAGTCACAAGCAGCAATGCCGTGGCCCGTGGCCCGCTGCGCCTGCCGCTTGGGCAATTTGAGATCACGCGCGGGGTGACGACATCCATTGCCATTCGGATGCGCCGCGACAATACGGGCCTTTCGCTTGGCCTGTCCTACCTGCCAACCGAAGGCTTGCCTGGGATCACGACTGAGCAACGCGCGCTTATGACGGCGGCTGCAAACACGTGGGAGACGGTGACCCTTACGCTTTCCCCCACCGGCAGCGGGACGCAGATTGTCAGCCTTGATGTGATCGCCTGGGGCGGCACGACTTTTAACGGGTACTTCGAAGCCATCACGGTGACGTGATGACGCTGAATGTCCAGCAAAGCTACGGCGGTCGGGTTTTTGTTTCGACGCTGACCGGGACGCTCGCGGCCCAAAAGGGCTATGGCGGGCGGGTAGCGATTTGGTCGCCTGTGGCGGCGGGCGGCGGTGCTCAATCGCTGGCGCTTCCGTTCCTGGCGTCCGGCGCTGTGCTTTATGCGCCATCCGTTAGCTTAACGGGTGGCGGTGCGCAATCGCTGGCCTTGCCCTTCCTGGCATCCAGCGGCGTGCTTTATGCGCCATTGGTCGCGCCTGGTGCGGTTGCGGTTGGATTGCCCTCCCTGGCGTCTGGCGCCGCGCTTTACCCGCCATTGGTCGCGCCCGGCGCGGTTGCGCTTGGCCTGCCCTTTCTGGCTTCTGGTAATGTGCTCCACGCGCCGGTGGTCAGTTTGGCGGGGGGCGGTGCGCAATCGCTGGTCCTTCCCTTCTTGGCTTCTGGCGCTGCGCTGTTCGGGCCATCGCTCGCGCTGGGGCCGGTTACGCTTGGCCTGCCGTTCCTGGCTTCAGGCAATGTGCTTTACGCGCCATCGGTCAGCCTTGCTGGTGGGCCCGCGCAGTCACTAAGCCTGCCCTTCCTGCCCGCTGGTAATGTGCTGTTCGGGCCCGTGGTTGCGCCGGGTTCGGGTGGGCTTTCGCTTCCCTTCCTGGGTTCTGGCGCTGCGCTTTACGCGCCCGTGGTTGCGCCTGGCGCGGTTGCTCTTGGTCTGCCGTTCCTGGCCGATGCGGATATTCTATTCAGCCCCTTTGTCACGCTTCCAGCGGTGCCGCCGGCTGAGCGGGTTGCTTTGGTGGCAGCGATGGCCCGTGCCGCGCGCGTTGAAGGCGTGCCGCGCATTGGGGCGCCTGGTGCTTCCGCGCGCATCATCCTGATCAGATAAGGAAAACCACATGCCGATTGCCACCTTGCGTTGGCCGGATAAGGACCCGGCCGATGTGCTGGATTATGCCCTGGACTGGTCTGATCAGCTTGCCCTGACAAGCCCCGCGGACACCATCAGCAGCGCAACCTGGACCGTGCCGGCGGGCTTGACTGCGGGCGCGCAGTCTGTGGTGGGCGGCGTGGCGACTACTTGGCTTTCCGGCGGGGTCGCGGGCACGGATTACACCATCACGTGCCGGATTGTGACGGCGGGCGGCCGCACGCTTGAGCGCGGCGTGAAGCTGCATGTGAAGGAGCTGTAGGATGCCGCCAGCCCCGCTCAGCCGTGCCGAACTTATCAAGACCGTGAAGGCTTATGACAAGGCCAACCACAACAAGATGCGCGCGGCGCAGGCGCTGGGCATTGGGCACAACGCCATGCACAATCGGCTGCGCCGCGCTGAGGAAGCTGGGCTGAAGGTTGCACCCGGCCAGGGCCATAGGGATGGTGGCGCGCCGCGCTTGCCGGCAATGAGCGCGGAAGAACGGGTGGTCTTCAAGACCCTGCAGGCGAAGAACCGGGAATTGGCCCGCATGCTTGCGGAAGCTGATGCAAAGGCTGCCCAGGCGGATAGGTTCCGCGCGCTATCCGCTAAATTGCATGAAAGCCCGCAGGCCCCGCCGAAGTGGACCGTGCGCGTGCCCGCCGGCAAGGATGCGCCGGGCGTGCCGGTGCTGATGTTGAGCGATTGGCACATTGGCGAAACGGTGGATTCGGCGCAGGTGCATGGCGCGAATGAATTCAACGCGGCCATCGCCGATCGGCGCGTCAAATCCGTGATTGATCGGGTTTTGCACCTGGCCTTCCATCATGTAAAGACGCCTGAATATCCCGGGATTGTGGTGATCCTGGGCGGGGATTTTGTGTCTGGCTGGTTGCACGAAGAATTGTTCCGCACGGATTGGTGTGCGCCGCCGACTGCGGCGAATTGGTGTGTCAGCCGCTTACATGCCGCGCTGCTGCGCCTGGCTGAAGCCTTTGGCAAGGTTCATGCCGTGTGTGTGCCGGGCAACCATGGGCGCCTGACGAAGAAGCCCATGGCGAAGGGCGGTGCCACAAGCTGCTTTGACCACGCGATTTATGAGGCGCTGTCGGATCGGCTGCGCGATGATGCGCGCATCACCTGGCAGATACCCGCTTCCGGTGATGCGCTTTTTCAGGTGGCCGGCACGCGGTTTCTGGCGATGCATGGGCACGAACTGGGCGTGAGGGGCGGAGACGGGCTTATCGGCGCGCTGGGGCCGATCATGCGTGGCGCGATCAAGACTGGCCGGGCGGAACGTTCCCTCGGCCGGGATTTCGATGTGCTGCTGTTGGGCCATTTTCACCAAAGCATCTGGCAGCCGCATTCAGGGCTTGTGGTGAATGGCACCTTAAAGGGCTTCGATGAATATTCGCGGATGCAGCGCTACAGCTTCGCACCGCCGACCCAAAGCTTGTTTTTCGTGCATCCGCGCTTTGGCTGCAATTTGCCGTTCAACGTGTTCTGCGATGAACCGGCTGCGCGTGAGCAAGTGAAATTCGTGGCGGTGGCGTGATGCGCGTGGAAAAGATTGGGCTGGCGACGCTGTACCTTGGCGACTGCCGGGAGATTGCGCCGGGGCTGGATCGGCCAGCGGCGGTGATTAGTGATCCGCCGTATGGGATTGCTTTATCGGATAACTCAAAGGGCGGCAAGCATGGCCGGCCAAGGCCATCATGGGAGAATCATATCGCTGGCGATGAAGACCAGTCGTTGGGGGTGTTTATTGTTGAATGGTGCGAAGCCAATGAGTTGCCAACTGTTTGCTTTTCATCGCCTCGCAAGCCATGGCCGGGGCGGTGGAGTTCCTTTCTGGTGTGGGATAAAGGCCCGGCGGTTGGGGGCGGTGGCGATGTTGCGCGGTGCTGGAAGCAATCCTGGGAGTTGATTCAGGTGGCCCGAAATGGGCCTTTGCGCATGGGTCGAGATTCGTCTGTTATAAAGTGTTGGGTCACGCCGCAGCTTTCACTAGATCATCCTGCGACAAAGCCTGTGGAGTTGATGCGATATTTGATCGAACAGGTATCAGATGCGGGCGACATTGTTTTTGACCCTTTTATGGGAAGCGGGACAACAGGCGTGGCCTGCATTCAGTCTGGGCGCAGCTTCATCGGCATTGAGATCGAGCCGCGCTACTTCGACATCGCCTGCCGCCGCATAGAAGAGGCGCAGCGCCAAGGCGATATGTTCCGGGATGCGGTGGCGTGATGGCGCCGCTCATTGGGCTTTACAGCCCCGCGCCTGGTTCCGGGAAATCCACTCTGGCCGCTGCAATGGCCGGCCATGGGTGGCGGGTGGTGAAATTCGCCGCGCCGTTGAAGGCCATGGTGGCGGCGCTGCTGAGCGAAGCGGGCGAGCCAGCGAATGTGATTGAGCGCGCGATTGAGGGCGACCTTAAAGCCCAGCCGATGGAAGCGCTGGCGGGGCGGACCCCAAGGTACACCATGCAAACGCTCGGCACGGAATGGGGCCGGGGCGCCATGGCATCCGATATTTGGGTGCGCCTGGCCATCATCCGTGCGAATCGGCTGCGCGCTGAAGGCGTGGCGGTGATTGTGGATGACATGCGGTTCGAGAATGAAGCGCGCGCCATTCAGGAAGCGGGCGGCAAGCTGGTGCGGATCACGCGGCCCGATGCTGCGCGCCTTGCCGGGCATGCCAGCGAAGGCGCGCTGGATGACTTCCGCTTCGATATGGAAGTGGCGAATACGCAGGCTTCTGGTCTGGCCTTCGGGTTGAATTGGGCCAGCCCGGTTTCCGCTTTCGGGTGGCGCTGAACCTTTAAGCATTTCTTACAAGTTGGGGGTCGCATGACGGCAAGCGTGAAGCGCAAGACTGCGCCTGTGGATTTGTCCGCGCCGGCCGTCACCGCGCTGGAAGCGGCCCTGGCCGATAAGCCACTGAGCCTGATGATCGTGGCTGAATACCGCGATGTTGTCCGGGTTTTTTCCGTACCCGAAAGCCCCGCGCTGCAACGCGGCCTGCACATCATGTCCGAACGGCTGATCTGGCCGGAACTGAAAGATGATGAAGGGGAAGAATCATGAAGGCCTTGTCCTATTTGCGTGACCGCCTGGCTGAACCCGGCACCATGCGAAGCCTGGTGTGGGTTTGCCTTGGTGTGGCGGGCTTGGATCGGGGTGACGGTGCGCTAACGCATTATGCGCTGGTGGCCACGGTGATGCTTGGTGTGGTCTCCGCAATCCTGCCGGAACGGAAGTGATGATCGCGGCCTTGGCGTTCATCCGCTCGCCCCTTGGCCGCTTTGCGGTGCTAGCGGGTGTGGTTGCGCTGCTGATCGGCTGGGCCAGCCTGGAACGCATGGGGCGCCATGCCGCATCCGTGCGGGCGGCGGCGGCGGAGGCTGAGGTGGCGGCGCGCGACCAGGCGATTGCCGCGCTGGAACAGGCAGCGGCGGAAAGCGCCGCGCGCCGGGCAAAAATGGAACCAATCAGAAGGGCGGTGGCCAATGCACCAGCTTCGAATTCCTGCGCTACTAGCGGCCCTGTTCGGGCTGCCCTTGATGGGTTGCGCGCAGCCCAAGGTGGTGGTGCCCGCCAGCCTGCTTCAGTGCCAGGCGCAGCCCGGCCTTGATGACGTGATGGATGATCACGCCGTCGCACGCTGGATGCTGGACACGGTTGATGCCGGCGAAGATTGCCGCGCGAAGCTGCACCTGGTGCGCGGGCTGGTCGCGCGATGAATTGGTTGAAGCGCATCTTTGCGCCAGCGCCGGAGGTGAAAATGAGCGTTCCTGATCCTGCCATTACCGCCAAACAGCTTGACGCGATTTTCCCTGGGCGGGGCGATTGGGCGGTGTGGTTGGATGCGGCAATGCAGCGCTACGCCATCACCACGCCGCGCCGCGTGGCGCACTTCCTGGCGCAGGTCGGGCATGAAAGTAGCGGCCTGACCCGCTTGGACGAAGACCTGCATTACACCAGGATCACCGGGATCAGGGCGACCTGGCCACGGCGCTTCCCGTCTGACGCTTCCGCCCAGCCATTCGTGGCAAAGCCGATGGCGCTGGCTGAGCGGGTTTATAATACGGAAGTGGATGGCACGCCGGGCCGAAGTGATCTTGGCAATAAGCACCCGGGGGATGGCTGGCTCTTTCGCGGACGCGGCCTCATCCAAGTGACGGGCAGGGCAAATTTTACAAAGCTGGCGCAAGCGTTTGGCCTTAGCTCGGCCGAAGATGCAGTGGCCTTTGCCCGTAGCCATGAAGGAGCCGCATTAAGCGCAGGCGATTACTGGGATCGCTGTGGCATCAACGCGCTGGCCGACGCGGGCGGGCTGGATGCGGTGCCTGCGGTGACCCGTGCGATCAACTCCAAGTTGATTGGCTTAGCGGATCGGCAGGAGCGCTTCCGGCGCGCGGCCAAAGTGCTGGGCGTCTAAAGCGCAGGCACAAAATTGACACGCGGCATGATGGGGTGGCCCGTAACGTATTGATAGAATGAGGCAATTCAGGGTTGGCCGCGCCCTTGGTAAGGGAGAGGTCGAGAGTTCAATCCTCTCCAACAGCACCATGATTTCAATGGCTTAGCGCGGATATTTTTGCGGCCAACAGGAACAGAATGGCACTAAAAGGCATGAACAAGAACGGAACAGTGGCAAGTTTCTGACATATGCCGCGCGGTGCGAATCGCGTCGCGGCACCCTCAGTCATCGCCTTCTCCTTTACTTTCTACTGATTGCATCAATGCCTTTTCCATGACGGATTGCTGCTGGGGCGTAAGACTGACCGAATCCCCCTTCCCCAGCGGGCGGACGGGATCATTGGCCTGATAGTCCGGCCATGCATCCCGATCTGCGCGAATGATGTCTTCGCTGAGAAGTTCCTTCTCTACCAGCGCCTCAATGCTGGCTGCTATCTCCGTCGCAGCTTGGCCTGCGGCTTCGTAAATGTCGCATTTCAAGCTGCCGTGCATCGGGACAATCGTGGCATAGTGTCTTGCTAACCGCGCCGCTTCTTCCAGCGCATCCTTGCGCGCCGTGGCGACGGCGGCTGTCATGCCAGTGAGGAAGCCTGAAAGCCGGGTGTTCTTGTCGTTCCTGCGCTGATACAACTTCGCCAATGCGCGGCGCTGGCGGGCGATGCGGCGCTGCATGTGTGAGAACTCTGCCTCGGCCTTAAAGCGGGCCTTCATTTCTGTTCTGTATCTAATCGTCAGCGCATCACGCTCGGCTGTGAGGGATAACAAGCGCACCTCTTCAATTTGATGGCGATGAAGTTCGGCTTCTTCTGTAGTGGTAGTCATCTCATGGTTGGCAGTCATTTTCTTTCCTTTCACGCCGCAGCGCGTTTGCTGGGTTTGCTTAGCCCCAAGAATTTCCGAATTTCCGGCGCCATCGTGCCCGGCACCAGCTTCGTGTAGCGTTCAGTTTGGCTGACCGTGCTCCAATCCCCATCCGATTTAAGCCGCATCAGGTCCCGGTGCGTCGCGTAATGCCAGCTTGCCCAGGTGTGCCGCAGGGTGTGAGGGCTCGCATCGGCTATGCCGGCGCGCCTGCAGGCGCCGCGCCAGGCGCTGGCGATCTGCCCGCCATATAGCCCGCCGGTGTCTGCATAGGCCAGCGGCTGCTTGCCGCGCTTCTTGGCCGGCGGGCGGAAGACATAGCCTTCCCGGTGCGGCAGATTGGCCAGGGCTGCCACGGTGCGCGGCGGAAGGCTTGCCACGCGGTCCCGGCCCTGCTTGGTGTCGCGTAGCAGCGCGCGGCCATGTGTCAGGTCCAGATCGGCCCATTGCAGCGCCAGCGCCTCGCTCATGCGCGCGCCGGTGCCAAGCAGGAACAGGATCAGCGGCGCCAAATGCGGCGCGGCGGCGGCGGTGAGGGAATCGGCCTCGGCCGGGGTGAGCCATCGGGTGCGCTTGACGCCGCTGGCGCCCTTGGGCGCTTCGAAGTTCGGCATATCGCACCACTGGCGCCGGGCGGCATGGGCCAGCACGGCGCGGATCGGCGTGATCACTTCCCGCAGTTTCGTGGCAGGCTGCGCGCCCGGGCGGCACCGTGCCTGGATCACGCGGTCAATGGTGGCCTGAGTGATGTTTGAAAGCCGCTTGCCGGTCAGGCTATCCAGCAGGCGCAGCAGCCGGGCATTTTCGGCGGCGCTACGCGGCGCTGCGTCCAGATAGGAATTGACGGCCTGGTCCCAGGTTACTACCGCCCGCGCGCCGAAAACGGCACTACGGTACAGGCTGGCTTCGAGTTCGGCCCTTGCTTCTTCCGCGAGCCTGCGGTCAGACGTCCGCGCAGATTGCCTGATCCGCTGCCCGGCAACTGTGCCGACGATTTGCCAAGCGCCTGTGGCGCCGTGGCGGAAGAGCGAGAGGGGCATCTGATAGCTGCTTCCAGTTGCAGGATAGCGGCGGTGTCATACCGCACCGCTCGGCCAGCCTTAAGGATGGGGATTGAATGCTCTTTCTCCAAATCTGCCAAGTGACGGGCGGTGATTTGGAAGCGATCGGCAACCTGGGGGCGGGTGAGAAGCCGGTCAGTCATCACGCGGCTTCCTTCTGTTGTTCGCGGTGCATCGCTTGCAGGCGGAAGGCTTCGCGTAGGGGGATTTTCAGTGATCCGCTTACTGTCGCGGCGCTTTCGCGGCGGCTGAACAGCTTCATCGCTTGCGCTTCGATGCGCGCGAGTTTTTCCAGGATGATCGCATCCTGTTCTTCAGCCGTCAGAGGTCTCGGTTCGGGTTCGGGTGTGCTGGTGGCCAGGGTCTGGCGTGGCCTGGCTGCGCGGGATGCGCGAGGTGCGGGTGGGGTGCGCACCAGCCCCGCGCTTTTGATGCCCAGCCGCACTGCGGCGCTGCGCACGGTTTTCAGGCTGCCGATGGCCGGGCCGGGCATGTATTGCAGCGCGACCAGCAATTCCGCCGGCGGGATGCGTCCATAGTTTTCGCGGAGAAAGGATGTCCGCAATTCTGTCCAGGTGCCTTGATTGGGGCCGGGTCGGCGCGGGCGTTCGGCGAGATAGCCAAGTTCCTGAGCTTTGTCCCGCATGGATCGCCGGTTGCGCACTGCCGGGCCGGGCAGGGCGTTAAGCCTTTCCAGCAAATCATCATCTGGGATCAGGTTGACCAGGTTGTGTAGTAGTTCCTTTCGCTGATCGGTCCAGGTGCGGGCCTTGGCGGTTTGTTTTTTTGCGCGCATCCAGCCTTCGGGCCGCTTGAGGCCCATCACGCGGGCCTTGTCTATCACCGATTGAGCGCTGGCGACAGGGTGCGCGCATGGCATAGTGTTCAGCCGTTCCATGATGGCGCTGGCGTCAGCGCCTGCTTGCCAATCTTCTGCCAGTGCCGCGCATCTTTCAGGCGTGAAGACAATGCGGCCATTGCCGGGGTGAGTCATGCGGCGCCCCCTTTCTTTGACCGTTTTGGGTTCCGGTGTTGCTGCCACCAATCTTCTGGCGTGGGGGCCTTTGGCCATTCGTTTGGGTCCGCATTTGCCCATCGCCTTGGGAGTGGGAAGCACTCAATTTCAAGGGATCTGTGCGGCCTGCGGGCCAGCATAGCGCGATAGGCTTTCGCTGCTGCGCGGTCCCCGATTCTGCCAAGGGTGGGTTCATCATTGAGCGAGGGCGCTACATTTCCCCCATGCAACCACATGAATTCGGTTGCTGCTTTTGGGGCAAGCACAAAGCCTGGGAGAAGTTCTTCCAGGTGCCGGTTGATTGCCGTCATGTTGTGGCGGTTTTCGACGCCCATTGGATCGCCGCCTGCGTCGTTGAATTTTTGAAGGAGGGTGGCAAGCGCTGCGATGTTGCTAGACACGGTTGTCATGCGGCGCCCCCGTGGTGGATTGGGATGTGCCGCGCGCGGCGGAGTGGCACCACATTGGGCGGCATGTCTGCCAGCGCGACCGGCTGCTGGCGCCAATGTGCCGGGATGGGTGAGGCTTCCATCGCGGCAACGCGGGCCACATGGGCTTCCAAAGCCTGAATGGCCATTGATGCGCGGCGCAGGTGTAGCAGGGCTACCATGCGGTCTGGCGCGTGTTCGGCGGAGGAAAGCGCATCATACGCCACGGCGATGGCGGCGTTAAGGTCTGTGCTGATCATGCCAGCACCGCCGCAAAGATCAGCGCCAATACGCCCAGGCCCTTGACCAAGTAGTAGGCCATCCACAGGAAGCCGATGGCGAGTAACGGGCTGGCCAGCACAAGGGCGGTCAGCTTCATGCCGACGAAGCTTTTGCGCGGCAGGCGCTGGCCTTCGATCGCCGGCCAATCATAGCAGCCGCGGTGTGGCGCTTGGTTGGGGTGGTGTGTCATGCCTCAGCCTTCCTTTCTTTGGGCTTCGATAATCGGGGCGGCTTCGCGCAGAAGCGCGGCCATCAGGCGGTAGGCGGCTGCGTCTTTGTCTCCGCGCAGGATGTTTTCCGCTTCGCGGGCGGCTTCATCTGCGCCATCGGCGACCAGCAGCACGTGATCCGCGCTGGTGGCGGTGCGCAGCGTCAGGCTTGCCCAAGCGCAGAGCGGCGGGGGCAGGTCTTCAAGCCGGGCGGAGATTGCGGACAGCGGGTGCATGGGCGGGAACAGCACCATGCGAGGGCGGATGATCTGGTTCATGACTTCACCTTGTATGCTGCGACATCATCCGCAGCGGCGATCAGCGCTTGGCCAAGCGCGCGGGCTTCGTGTGGTTCGATTGAGGGGTGGCCGTGAAGGTGGTTGACCAGTTTGATGCTGCCGTTGCGGATGTCGCTTTCAACGGTGACGACAGATAGCTGGCCAAGGCGAACGGTGCGCCGGTTCATGGCTGCGCCTCCTGCGTTGCAGGCGCATGGGCTAGGATGTCGGCTTCTGTGCCCTCGATGATCAGCCTGAGCGTCCGCGCCAATTCGCCGGTCCAGAAGTCTTCGCATTTGTTGCAATAGGCTTCACCCCAGACGGCGGTTTGGCGGCGGGCGATGCGGCCCTGCCAAAGCAGGACCATCGCCTTGTAGCTGGCGGCGCTGCGGATCAGGGCGTCCAGCGCTTGCGTGGTGGCGGGTGCAAATTGCGGCGTGATCGCGTTCATTGCCCGCGCGCCTTTGCAATAAGGTTTGCTGCCTTATCGAAGCGCCGGGTGAGGTCGTCGCCTTCATCTTCAAAAAGCGCGGCTGCTTCAAAGCGTTCCTGAACGAGCGCGACCATGTCTTCCAGCGCGGCCAGTAGTTCCGGCGCGAGGGCAATGGTCAGCGCGTCACGCGCATCAGTGCATTCCGCCAGTGGGGTGTTTTCGCCGTTCCAGGGCACGCGCGCCACGGTGCGGCCATTCGCGGCCTTCACGGTGATGTAGCGGCCAGTTTCGGATTGGCCGTGTACGCGCCACGGCGCCGGGGAATGCGTGGTGCCGGGTGGGGGAAGTGGGGCGGGTTGCGTGGTCACTTGGGCCTCCGTCTGGGTTTGACGGAGGCTGAGTTACTTCATGCGTAAGAAACTTGCAAGCAAAAAATTACGTCACGTGTAATTATTGCTGGCGGCGACGTGCCTCATCCAGGGTTTGGCCGATTGCGAGCCACTGCTTCCTGTCCGATTCGGGTAGGTTCGAGATCAGATTCAGCGCTTTTTTGGCGTCTTCGGCCAGGTGGCGATGGGTTGGCGCAAAGGTAAGCTCGCCCACCTGCTTCGCTCCGTAGATTTCCGCCAATTTGAAAAGGTTTTCTACGGTCACGGGCGCCTTCCCGGTTTCCCATCGGTGAATGGTAACGTCTGAAACTAGGAATATGTTCGCCACTTGTTCTTGTGTCAAGCCTGCAAAATCGCGCCAAGCTGCTAAATGTGCGAAATGATGCGGCTCGTCTGGCGGGACCGGGACGGTTAAGGGTTTGCGGGTTCGGGCCATACGCCCTGCGTAATCAGCCAGCGATTGGTAAACCATGACACCTCCCGTAAATCTGAAAATTCTTTCTTGACGGGTAAGTTACTTCTGGCGTAGGAATGCGCCTATGAACCTTTCCGATTATCTGGACCAAGCAGGCCGCGGTGCCATGACACGGATGGCCAAAGAGGTCGGCGTTTCCGTTGTCACGGTGCTGCGCTGGCGGCGCGGTGAAGCGGCCCCTAGCTGGGATCGCATCCCGGCGATTGAGCGGGCGACTGGTAACGCGGTGACGGCGGCGGACTTCGTGCCCCGCAAGAATGAGGCCGCCTGATGTCATTCTCGCGCTTCAGGGCAGACCACGCGCAAAACCGCATCCTCCCGGCCCGCGGCAAGCTTGATGCGGCCTTCTTCAATAATTGGCGCGTCTTTGCATTTGTCGCCAAACAGGGCGTTCACCACATTGCGCGGGCCTTCAGGGGTGCCTCTGCCCAGCGGGTCCAGCAAGACAGTGCTGGCAACCGTGGTGATGCGCACGCTGTCGGCATAAGCCGGGTGCGGTTCCACGCGCAGCAAGCCGTAGGCCATGGACATGTTGGCTTCCATCTTGGCGCACCCCGTCAGCAACAGCCCCAGGGCGGCGGCGGTAATTGGTTTCAGCATCGCGTCATTCTCCTTCTCTGCCGGAATATGGCGAAGGCTTTCGCGTTTGTCATGCGGAATGGTTCCGCGATGGGGGCGCGCCCATGCACCTGACCACGGAAGAAGAACGTCGCGCGCTGAAAACCGGGTTTCGGGTTTTGGTGCAGCACGCCGGCGGGCTGGAAGCGGCGGCGGCGGCAACGCGGGTGAACAAGACTGTTTTGGCCGCAAGCTATGATCAGGAAGCGAAAGATCGCTTTCCTGCACTTGATGTTGTGGCGGATTTGGAACGCGCGGCGGGTGTGCCTGTGGTCACAAAGCTGCTGGCCGGCATGCACGGCCTGGCGCTGGTGCATGTGGAACCTGTCAGCGGCTGCGCCATCAGCGCCATCGCCGCAGTCGGGCAAAATGCCGGTGAGTTTTTCGCGGCCTTTGGGCGCGCGGTTGCGGATGGCGCGATCACGGATGGCGAACGCGCCGTGTTGCGGCAGGAAATGCTGGATTTGGTTGCCGTCGCCACAGAAGCAGCGGCGATTTTGGAGGGGGTGAAGAAATGATCAAGGCAGCGATATGGCGCGGCATTTCTGCCGGCGCTTTCAAGATTTCGGATGGCCTGGTGGCGCTTGGTAAATGGGCGTATCGGCGCGGGCGCTTGGCGCAGCAAAGCGCAAGGCGCCAGCCATGAGCGCGCCTCCTGGCCCCTGGGGCAAGCCCGGAATGATTGATCGGCTGCGCGAATTACATGCGCGCGGCTACAGCTTTTCTGAAATCGGCAATGAACTTGGCGTTTCCAAGGGGTCCGTGGTTGGCAAGGTGCATCGGTTGAAGCTGGCTGCCCGGCCTCTGCCGGCGGCGCTTGAAGGTGTGAAGGATAAGCCGCGTGCGGCGTTCACGCGGCTTAGGGCGACGGGTGTTGGGGGGTTCCAGGTGGCGCCCGTCGCCCACCAAAGCTTGGCTGAGGCGTCTGCCCAGCCCGGGCCGAGCGCGGCGGCGACTGCCGCGCATGTGTCTTTCCTCCCTGTTGTAAACTCTGCGGCTGAGACTTCCAGGTCTCGGCCGCAGCTTTTTCCGGTGCGGGGGTGCCAGTTCCCGATGTGGGGCGACAAGGAAAGGCTGCTGGGGGAAGAACCGCGTTTTTGCGATGCGCCGGCGCGGCGGAATGAAGAAGGGCGGCAAGATAGCGCTTACTGCCCAGCGCATCACGCGCGCTGCTTCACCAGGCGCGGGGCGGCAGAAGATGATGCTCGGCCCCGGCCAAAGGATCGCGCATGGCAAGGCCCGCCCGCCCGTGGAAGGTTCCCGGCCTATGTGTGATGGCGCCGAATTTGCGCGGCTTGGTGCCGCAGGCAAGGAAGTGCGCGAAGTGCTGGCGCGGCATGGGCTGAATGTGGATCAGGGGCAAAGGGTGCTGGCGGCGCTGATGGCGCAGAATGCCCTGGCAGATCGGCGCCAATGTGAATGGCCGCAGGCCGCGCGCGCCACGGTTGATCTTGTGGGCGGCTACATCCTGGCCGCCCGGGCGCGCCGCATGGCAGCGCTGGCCGCTGTGCCACCAAGGGGGACTGCATGAGCGCGGAACTGGCTGCCAAGCTGCTGACGCTTCTGACGCTTGCGGAAGTGTGGCTGAAGATGCGGGCTTACGATGATTTGGCCATGGCGCATGCGGACATGGTGAAATTGCTGGATTTGCCCTTGCCCAGCATTGAAATGGATTTGGTAAAGCTGCTGAGCCAAGCAAAAATCCGGCGGCAACAAAAGAATGCCGAAGAAGTCGCGCGCTGCCATGCGGATATGCGGGCCCTGTTGGAAGGCTGCGTAAATTGAGTGCAGCCGCCCTCGCCCCTGATCGGCGCGCCAAAATCCAATCCGCTTGGGATAGGCGTCGGTTCGCCAGAATCGCATCCGCTTGGGACAGCCGCAAGCCGCATGGCCTGGACACCGGCATTTACGCGCCGTTGCCCAAGCGCGGCACCAAAGCGGGTGAGCAAATTGCCTGGGCCTTCCCGGAAGAACTCACCAAGGAAGATGCGGGCCACATGGCGCGCGCGATGGTGGCGCTGGGTCTCACGCGGCGGCTGATGACAGCGCCGCGCTGCGGCACGCCGCTTTGGTATGAAGCGCGCATGCCGCAGGTGCATAACCCGCGTCCTACAATGCTGGATTGGCCGGTGCTGCTGATGGCGTCCGCCATGGAAGCGCCTGATCGGCATGCGGTTTGGATTTGCACTGTCTCCGGTGACTGGATCACCGGGTCGCATGGTGCGCGGGGGCGCAGCTTTGTTAGCCTCGGCCAATATATCTGGGCGGTGTCGGAATTTGAAGCCGCGCGGCGCTTGTGCCGGGCGAATGGCTATAGGGGGGTTCCACGTGTCGGCGACCTTCGATGATGGATTTGACCGCGCCCTCAATGATGCTGGCAG